CTCCGAACGTAGCTCCTGAGATATCATAAGGGTCACAACCAAAAGCTCCGATGTATTCATTACCTGGATACTTATTACCATTCTTGGTAATGAAGTTATTACGTAGTCCCATCTCAGGAATCCAAGACACTAGGAACCTACCATTCTTATCAGGAGTCCAAACAACCTCTGAGTCTTTTTCTCCGTTCTTCCAATGGAAGTATCCACGCGTAACCACGTGGTCTTGAAGCAAAGAATCATTATAGTCAATCTGTTGGTATATCTTAGTCAAGTTAAATAGCGATGACTTAGTCTCGTCCCTGAACGCGTGTGACTCTGTACGAGGGAACTGACGATAGTGTTCGTTCAATGCGTCAGGATCAGACTTCAATGAGTCAACCTCGTTCTGCCAGTTAGTTATAACACCATTGTAAATTAATTCTCCTTCTTGTGCCGAACGTACCGGTTTCTCCGGATCCTGTAAGACTGCATGGCCAAACTCGTCAATGTAGCCTTCATAGTTATAATCCATCGGAATAAACAACGCATATAAGCCTGACTTGGTTTGACCATTCGCATTACGATGTCTAACGTCTGAATCGTTGTACATCTTTTTATAATTATCCCCACCTTTATCAAGTGCGTTGGATGTAGAACCCATCATACACTTGCCAATAATCCTAGAACCCAAACGAAGACAAGTCTTTCTTACGCGCCAACCATTTAGAATGTTATTTGGCTTTTCAAGTTTAGCTGCCTCGTCCTCAATAAGTATCTTTAGTTTCTGACCGTCAAAGGAGTTGTCTGCTGTATTCTTCCACGTGATGGTTGTATCTAATCCGTCAATCTCCACATCATCTTCCTTATCCATGTTCTTGCGCGTAATCTTAGACGAAGGTACGCGAAATGCAAGTTCAGTTACAGGAGATGTATTACCATCCCTTGTTGGCATAAAGAAGAACGGATAGTTATTAATGATAGGTACCACCTTACCGGTGAACATCATCTTAGCATCCGTACCTGTCTTTGACATAATACCAATACTTGAGTCCCTTGTTGAGGTAGCAATATTAATAACCTCCGAGGAGGCCATGAACGAGAATCCTGAACGACGGTTCTTAAGATAGCACATACCAAAACATCTGCTGTCAGCCTTGCAAGCTTCCCAAAACAAATAAAAGATTCTATTTGCCTCGCGGAAGTCAGGATGCCCAACGTCAGTCTTAGACCATTGTAGGTACATGTAATGTGCGCCCGTAATGTATGTTTTAATCTTATTGTTAATAAACCAAAATCCTAGGTCACGTCTTTTAAATTCCTCCTCAATATAATCTACCCATTGAGATTTAAATGAGGTATCGCGTCTGTTCCAATCAAACTGAGTTTTAATACGAGACAATTCTTTAGGAAGTTCCTCTACGTGCCACTTATTGTACTTATAATTAACCTTGTCTGGCTCAGCAGGTAAGCCAACACGTAGATTCTGTATACTATATATATCACCTAATGTGCCATCTTTGGAAACAATGACAATATCGTATTCTTTGTCATAGCCGTATTGCCAATCCTGCTTAGCATTTCGCCTCTTCAGAATCTTTTCAGGTACAACATTTTCAACGATTTGATATAAACTCATTTTATTTTATTAGCGTACTTTTCTGCAAAGCCTTTATTGCTAGTATCAACCGGGGCAACAATCCCCTCGATGATATTACTTTCTTCTTCAATTCTTTTTAGAATCTCAAAAGCGTCCATGATTGCCAATTTCTTTGCGGCTGCTGCGTTCTTCATCTTGTCAGCACTTAGGTCATCGTCAGCATGCGTGATGATTTGCTCACCTGCTACCTTAATTAATTCTTCGACAGCCTTATATCCTGAATCAATAATCTTTTTCTTGAGCTCAGTTACTTTACTCATAGCTTCATCGTTATATTAGACGTGTACATTCTGTATACTTTTTCCCCGTCAATCCAAAATGGATACTCTGATTCAGGCTGAAATGTGACCGTGTCGCCCTCGTTTAATCCGAGTGCTAGTACTTGGTCATTTACGTACTTAATCGTGCCAACAAGGGGCTTCTCTGCGTCTGTGGTAGCCACTCCTTGGTAGTCGTTATCAATAGGAGTTACAAATACATAACGGCCTATCCCTTTCCACGGATTGTCCAAATGTTTATAAGCGTAAGGATCATCAATAAAGTATAAGTCGTCGCGAAAGTAATTCCAGGATGACTTTTCTCTACCGTGCATATCGTAATAATACCTGAAAGTATTATGATGACAAATGACCACATCGCCAACTTGTACCGGGCCTTCATAGTCTATAGGAGTTGACACCACTGTGGCTTCCCTTGTGGTTGCCAAATGGTCTTCTTTGGATGCTGAAATAATAACTCCATTACGTTCTGCATCATACCTTTTTGAATCTTTTGGTGTTACAATAAAATAAAATATACTTTTCATGATTAGAAGTCTATAGAATATTCAATAACAAATGGGACACAATGATTTATCTTTTTCCAAAGAATAACTTCATTGTCCTTTTCTATGAATATTTCTACATTCCCTAAATCATCTTGTCTTATCAAATGTATTGTGTAATTATTTTGTAAGACAGATTGTCCATTCAAATAATGCATAGATTCTCTATAATCTGTCCCTAATGAAATTTTACGAATTATCATTATTATAATCTTTAAAATAAATTAAACTAGTTTTATTAAATCTTGCCCCAGATAAATATTGAGCCAATGTACCTTTTTTTATATTAAAATATAAAGAAGCATCTTTTATACAATCAAATATTTTACCAGAATCAGTATCAATAACTTTTTTAGCACAATGATTTTTACCACCTGTTTGAGCTAATCCTATTTTTATACCTGTTTCTTTATCTAGTTTTTTCCCAAATCTAAAATTTTTTTCTCCACTTCTAGATAAACTCATTTTTAATCTAGATTCCTTACTAAATTTTTTACCCCATAAAGGATGATTTTCTCCTTTAACCCTAAGACTCATTTTTAATTTCCACTCATCAGTATGTTTCCTTCCTATATTTGAAAGTCTTAGTTTTTCTGATTTTTCTTTTGGAACAGTGTAACCTAATAATCCATCACCTCCATCAGTTAAATTACATAACGAACCTTTGTTTAAATTTTTTCTTCCATATAAACAAATAAATTCTTTTTCTTTTTCTTTGGCCTCATCATATGTTATATTGTCTAACATTATCTCAACTCTGTATTCAAATGAGTTAGCTATCTTATGCCAAAAATCACTTCTACCCTTTTTTGAATTAGCGCGATAATATCTTTCATCGCTACCAATCCCAATATAAAAAGGTTCATTTTTATCTAATCTTATATGCCTATAAACATATGCCATATTAAGATATATTTTCGTCTTTAATTTCCCCTGTTACAACATCTATGAGCACATTGCCATATTTCTCTTGAAGTTCACCTTGGATGTTGTTTAATTCTTCGGCAGCTTGCTCCGCGTTAAACAAAACAGCTTTCTTTTTTGACTCTAAACGATTGAGAGAGATTTCAATGTCCGCGATGGTGTTGCGAGAATCCCGAAGATTTTTGGTAGCACTTGTTAGTCTTTCTAACTCTTGTTGCTCTAATTTTTTCATTGTTATTTTATTTAATTATTAGACAAAATTACTAATATTCTTGATAAGATTTTTCTTCTATTAATTCTGAGCCGTATTTGATATTAATTTCTTTTTTAATCTCAGCCCTTTTATCGTTTAACTTATAGACACTGCGAGCTAAATTAATAAAGTCTTCATTAAAATTATTCAAGCGCTCATGGTCCCTGAGTTTATCTTCTACGTTCCAAAGTTTTTGATTAACCTTACATAGCTCTAGATAAATCTTATCCATATACATTCCAGAAGTAACTTGGGAGGTTAACTTCTCAAACTCTTTTTGGATATTTCTTAATTTATCCTTGTCTTCTATTTTGTTTAGTTTAATTGCAAGGATGGATATTTTGTCTAATACTTCTCCAATACTAACTTCTACTTTCATTTAAATTGTGTTTTGATACAATATTAATTAAATTTGGCTAAAATTACAATCCAATGCCAGAAAGTTATCACTTCTACAAAAGCGAGATTCGCCAGTACTTTATTCACCATGTCAGCACTAATAAAAAGATATTAGATGTTGGACCGGGTAAAGGAACCTACTCATTGCTTCTTATGGGTCTAGGGTATAAAATGGACTGCATTGAGATATGGCCACCTTATGTGGATGAATTTGCTTTAAAGCACAAGTACGATAATGTGCACATTGGTAATATCATTGATTTTGATATCAGCGAATATGACTTTATTATTCTTGGCGATGTGCTTGAGCATTTAAGTGCTAAGGATGCAAAAGAGTTAATGAATAAAATAGACTCAAGTGGCAAGGAGTGCTTGGTTGCTGTGCCATATGAGATGGAGCAGGGTGAGTACTATGGCAATGTCCATGAGTCGCACTTACAACCAGACTTAACTCCTGAGGTAATTAAGAATCGATACCCATCTCTTCATGAGTTATATGCCAACAATTTTTACGGATACTACACAAATAAGAAAAGAAAGCTAGATAAGGCATATGTACTTTATGCTTCAGAGTCATACCACCAAACCGTGTCGGCTTGCGTAAGAATGTTAGGGTATAATGTAAACATTATTGTTTACATGCTAAACTCAGACTTGCAAGTAAAAGGGGCATACAGGACAATCCGTTGGGATTGCGACATCTTAGACAAGGACCACCAAGACGAATACATTGATAGAAAAGACCCAAACATTTACCGGATCCTCATTGAACGCCCTGCAATTGTCAAAGATGCTTTGCTTAAGTACGCCGAGGTCGTGGCATATATCGACAGCGATAGCGTAGCAACTAAGTATGCCGACACAATTTTTGACATGTATGATAATAAATCAACTCACCCATACTTTACTGAGAGCATTTATGACTACATGGGCATAGATGGCAGGTACAATCTTGAGGATAAAGCATGTGATCTTTTTGATGTACCGTTAAATAAACGCGGCAAGTACAGACAAACAGGATACTTTGTAGCTGGACAATATTGTTTTGATTTTTTAATTAAATGGTATAAAATGTGCAACCATCCATTTGCAGTACAAAATCATAGACTATACGCACCATTCCACGAAGAGACAATAGTAAATGTCTTGATGTGGGACATGGGCATAACAAAGGGATTGCCATTAGTTTATTGCAACGCAAGAGCAGACAAACTTAATTTCATAAATAAAACATATTGGTGGGGCAAAGAGATATCCTCTTGGTTTAAATTGCCAAACAAAAGAGAAGAGTTATTATTCTTGCATGGGGAGAAAGAATTATCCAACATGACATCCATGCGATTAAAGCAAAGAATTCTTTATATCGCGCCACATCTATCTACGGGTGGAATGCCTGCTTACTTGCTTAAGAGCATTGAGCAATTATATGGACTAGTTGAGATTTATGTGGTTGAGTACAATTGCGTGAGTTTAGACTATGTGGTTCAACGTGATGCTATTAAAAAATTAGTAGGCGATAACTTTACTACATTGTTTGAAGACAAGACTGAGTTATTTAATCTCATCGATAAGTTCTGCCCTGATATCATTCATATCCATGAGCCGTCGGAAAGGTTTGATGCGCATATCATGAGCAAACTATTCAGTCCAAAGCGTAAATACAAAATTATTGAGACTTGTCATGACGTAGCTTTTAAACCAGACACTGAGAAGAAATACCATCCCGATGGCTATGCGTTCTGCACGCCATATCATTTGGAGACGTTCAAGAACATGCCATCATACAGTGGGGTGATTGAATATCCAATTGACCCTAAGGTATCTAAAA